TGAAAAAACCCAGATATTATCATTTTGGTCAACAATCATATTATTATCATAGCCAGTATTGTGTCCAAGTTCACTTAAATGACTCATTCCCGTTGGGCTAGTAAAAACATAACCACCATTACACAAAATAACCAATGTTTTTCTTGTTCTCTCATACCCATAAGCTATAGGTACATCAAAGTTAGATAAATCACCTTCTATTTCGCTACTAGTAAATCTTCCTGAAACTATAATAGCCCGACCATTATCATAAGGTTGCATACCATAAGACATGTAGTAATCTTTTAAGCCCCTAAATTTTCTTATTTTTGCTTTAACCATTTTATCTAAAACTTTTTATTCTTGCTTTAATAACACTTCTTGTTTCTTCGCCCCTATTTGAAAAATGTTTCTGGACTATATCTTTTGCCCGTTCTTCAAAAGAGATTTTTTCTCCGAGAGACATTAATCCTTTATCAAGTTTCCACATATTAGCCGCTAATTCACAAACCATTGGAATATGAGTATCCACAATCCCAGGGATATCAGTCGTGTCGGTAGATGTCATATGTGTAGCTGGACGATTAAAATAAGCCACTAATCCGTCAGCTTCGCTATAATACGGATTTGGCCGTAAATAAACAAAATCTCCATATTTACAATAATATGAAGGTGTTCCTGAATCAGCATTAATGTATAGCTCCTGAAAAGTTTTTCCGCTATCTCCGTAAGAATCTTTAAGCGAACCTATCTCGTTAAAATGCTCTGGCTTTAATTCAATTCCATTGCCATCGCTATCTAATGCTTCAAGTTTAATTAATCTGATAACCTTCTCTGTAAAATCACTAAATTTATAGCGATTAGTGCCAGAGACTATATTTTGCGTATCAATCGGCGGAGTTGTTTCATTGACATCATCGTAAGCCCATCGGCCATCAACTTCAAAAGCCCAGCCGAAATACATATCCATTGCAGTATTAAAATCTCTTGTTCGTCTTTCAAGAGTATAATTAGTAGTATTTGCTCCCGACCTATCTGTCATTATTGAAACACAATCTTGACCATCATCGTGTGAATTATATTGATACATTCCACCAGCCATATTATTTTCTCCTTATATTTGGATGACGGCATTGTGAGGTTCGGTTTCTGCCTCTACCTCCAGCCTTACGACCTCTTTGGCTGCCATCTTTTGAACCATATTTATTTGCCATATTTTTTAGCTCGATAAGCACGATAAGCCCGTTCTGCTTTAGTTTTAGACTTATACATACACTTACTTGACCCTACTTTATATTTATTGTTGCTACATTTACGAACTGGCATTGTTAGTAAAATCAAATTCGCCAATATGAGTTATTGGGATTGACGGATCAACCCAGCACTCCATTCCAGCCTCATTGACTTTTTTACTGAAATATATATCTTGGCTCTGTTGCATTACTCCTTCTTTATTATTTGTAAAGAAGAAATAAGGTTTTTCTATCTTATCAAAAACTCTCATTTTTATTAAAGTGCAGCCAGTTGGAACTCCATAAGCCTTAAATGGTTTATCTGGCCATACATCGTAATTCATCTTATAAAGCTCTCCCTTAGGGGATTTTTGATAAACTAATGGCTGTTTAGGCAAGTATCTATCGGAATAAGGAGCAACAACTACATCAAAGTCAGCATATTCATTTAAGCTTAGCAGTGTTTCAAGTGTATCTGGCTCAAAGACAATGTCGTGTTCTACAAGGAATATATAAGACGCTTTTTTTTCTTTAGCCAATTCTACTAAATTATTTTGATTTTCGTGGACAAACACCCCACTTTGGAAAGCAACCTCAGTATTGGGATATCTTCTAATAGTTTCTGTTATCGCCCAAGCTGTCCTGATATGGATTGTCTTATAGCAAGGAACAGCAATAAGGATTAAATCATCTTTTTTTTTATCTTCTTTGGGCTTTATAGGCTCTTTTTTAGTTTCTTCTATAGGTTCTTTGAGTATTTTTGCCTTTAATTCTGTCGAGATAGGCTTTGATTTTGGCTTTTCTGGCTTCTTCAATGCTTCAGTTGCCGAACCTAAATTATACATTTTTGGATAATATCCCATAATTTTATATTTATTTTTTATATTTATTTATATTGAGCCGATGGGCGGAATTGAACCGCCCTAAACCATTATCGGCTTCTTCAGCTTAAATGCTGAAGACAAATTCAGACTAACTTACCTCTATATCGTACAAAACATCTTTGTGGTTATGCCAAGCATGGAATTCCCAATCCATACGGGAAACAACCGCTGTTCCAGATAAAGGACCCTCACCTGTGGCTGGTTCGTTATCAATAACGATTTGGCTGTTAGTTGACTTAAGAATACCTAAATGGAAAAGATTTCTAATTCCACCGAACAAATGTCCTGATGTGTGAGAATTAGATACATAATGATACATTCCCATAAAGTAGTAGCCATCATCACCAACGCCGTCTTTCAATGCTTTATCAGCTAATTGAAAGCCGTTGGCCTGGGCAAATCGTTCTAAATATTCTAAGTCAGCGTATCTCCAAACAATGAAAGCTCCGTGTCTCTTCATCAGATTCTTACCATTAGCTTCACCAATTTCTTTTTTAACAGCTCTAATAATGTCATCAATATTAGAAGCGTCAACGGTTATATCTCCAGCGCCACCACCAATTTGAGTGTTATCAAAATTAGTCCACATAGCGTGATTAGCTAACATATCAGTTTCGTAATATTCATTGATTAATTGGCCTTGCAAATCAGCAATCTCCATCTGGCTGGCATAAGACGTTTGTGCCTCATCAGCTCTATCAATGAACATTGGAATGATTTGAGACTGCTCAATATCAATGGAATCAGTAGTAATCGCTTGTGTCTGGTGAGTATAAGCTGCCCCTCTGGTATGACTTTGTAAAATAGGAGTAGTTGAACGATACGGATTATAGAATACTTTGCTGTTAGTGTACTGAACGTGGCAAATTTCTTTCCAACAAGTTGGATAGTCAAGCCTTTCCTGAAGTTTGATAGACCATTCTTCAGGATAAAGAAAAGTATTATTTACTGCCATAAAATTTTAAATAGATTTATAACAGCTTTGACTACCGACCTATTACTGAATTATTGGATTCTCAGTGAACTTATCAACATTCTCTGATTTTTTTAGTTTAGCGTTAACAATTTCTCTGCGAAGTTGCATATTCTCTGGAGTATTTTCAGGCAGTTCGCCTTTATTAATCCAGTAGCTAACATCGCTTTTAACTGTTGCGCTAGACCTTTTACTTCGAGAAGGAATTGCGTTTTGAGATTCTTTTGCTTCTTTCATCTTTTTTAAGCTTTCGTTGATGTAATCATAACCTAAAAGTTCTTTCAAATCCTTGCCTGTCTTCTTTATTTCGGAAGACAGATAATCTTGAGCTTCTTTATCATTTACACCTTTTACTTCAAGATATGCTAATTCAGCGTAGTCAAAACCATCCTTCTTTTTAGGAGTTGGATTCTCTCCCTCAGCTTTTTTAGGAGTGCTTTTAGCGGATTTTTCCGCTTTCTCCGCTCTTATTTTCTGATTTTGAGCATATTCCAAAGACTTAACTAACTCTTCTCTTGTCTTATAAAGCTTTGGATATTTCTCGCTATTAGTTTTTTCAAGAGCTTCTTGTGCAGATTCTAAAGCGGTCTGCTCGCTTGTTTTATTAGTCATAGTTTATTAGGCGGTTATGCCCCGCCAGTTTTGTAATTTATTTAATTGTTAATTTAATCTGCGGCACTATATTCAGTAACCGTAACATAAGCATCAAAGTTAGGTTCAAACGCTGTCTGCCTCCATATTTCAATCTTAGCTCTATCTCCTCCGCCTATTTCTACGTTAAAGTCATCATCTGTGTTTGGCTCAAGTAAATCTGTGCCTCCACCAGCAACAATTTGAGTTGTTGAAGCTGCTGTCGGAGAAAGATTAGCTATCCAAAATGAGGTATGAGCGCCTTCTTCTTGAAGACAAGTAGTCCATAGGGTGCTCGTTGCTGGAAGTGTAATATCCAGTGAAGAGTCTGATTCAGTGTTTGAATCAGCGTCTGAATTAAAGGTAATTATTGAACTTTCGCAAACTTGTTTTGCGGTTAATGTAGTCGCCATTTTTAATGTAGAACTAGCATTAGTAACCTTACCACCATCAGTAAGTTTGCCGTGAATGTTTATATCATTATAAACATCTGGGCCAGGGAAAGATCCAAGTTTCTCCTCAAAAGAAGGAATATCTACCTTATCAGCAATTCTAATACCTGCAAATTCAGCAATTCTATCCCAAAAAGATAGATTAGCCGAAGTAACGCTACTGCCAATAAGAACTACTCCAACTATCATTGAGGCGATTGAAGTAATAATAATTGCCTTATTTCTTTTTGTTTGTTTTTTGTTCATTTTTTTTACTCTTCTTATTGATTTTTACATCGACCTTCTTATCTTCTTTTTTTTGCCTCTTTTTAGGTTTAACCTTAGCAATTATTTTATCTGCTTTGGCATCTAGCTTAGCTTGTGCCATTTCTTTAATTTTTTGTTGTAAGCTTTTTAATGGTTCAATCATTTTATTATCTCCATGTAATTATGTAGTCTCCGCAAAAGCCAGCTTCAAAATCAAGGACTAATCCCTTATCTAAATATATATCAAAGGTATAAGTTCCTTGTGGTAGATTTGCTGGCAAAGTCGCTATTGTTGAAGAGGAATTAGTATAAAAGCCATCGGCAGAAGTTGTTGTCGCATTCTTGATTTTAAGTTGGTGTCCAGTTGTCGTAGCTACTATAATCGAGCCTAGAATTGTTCCGTGATACTGATCATAGTCAACAAGCCAATCAACATCAGTCTTAACATCAGTTCCTGTCATCTGGAGAGTAGAAGTGGCATTATATTCACTTCCTTCTGATACGCTTCTTAATGGCTTCTCTTCTTTAAATTCTCCTCTAATTAATATGCCCAAACCAACAAATATCAAAGCAAAGATGCCTCCTATAATAATCGCTGGCATTACTTTTGAATTTCCATTCATAATTTTTATTAACTTAGTTATTATTATCGACCTTTATTTTTAATTAGATAGCAGGATTTTCTTTCTTTTTATCCCGCCTTTCTTCTTTTCCAAATTGTTTTAATTCAATAAAACCTTTCTCTAGTAGTTTAATAGCATAGTAAATTGCTTTAACTTCAGCTCCTATTTCATTATTGGTTGATTTTCGCCTAACAACATCTAAAATAAAGTTTTCGTCAGGAATGCCGTCTTTTTTAATTGTCCCCTCATAATAAGCACAAGATAAAAGGACTTTCTGGACGGCTTCAACCATTCTGCCATCTTTAACAAATTGTTTTAGTTTTCCTTTATCTCTTTCACTTAAAAACGTGCTAAATTTCATTGTTTTTTATTTATATGTATAATTTAACCAGTTGGGGTCATTTGATGTGGTGTCCCCTGGGCTACTTGTGATGCTTGTGCCTGTGGTGTCTCCTGGGCTACTTGTGATGCTTGTGCCTGAAGTTCTGCCTGTGATTCTCCTATTTTTTGAAAATCAACAGGATTTAGTCCATATTTCTCTATAATCTGGCTCATCAAATCAGCAAATCCTTTATTCTGTAATATCATCGGATTGCTAATAATTAATCTCATAAAGTTGACTATCTTATCCGCTTCCTCTATTAAATTCTTTTGTTTGTCGGTTATGTTTATCTTGACATCAACATTAATATTCTTTAATTCGTCTTTTAGGGCTTTGATAGACCTTTCTTCTCCAATATCCAGCCATTTTTGCTTGATTTTCTCCTTGTAAGCGTCTATTTCGTCTTGATAAGTGGCTCTTCCTTTTAAAATAAGCTCTTTTTTCTTCTTTTCAGCCTTGTTAGTAGCAAGTTTCTCGGCAATATCTTTTAATTCGTCTAAATTGAATACCTCCATCCACTCATCACCTTTGTTTATTTCGGCAACCATTTGTTTTAAGAACCATTTCCTATATAGTTTTGCGATAAAAGTAGCCATCTTCCCTCGCCTATATTCGTGTAATCCTTGTCCTTGAACCGTTGTTAATCTTTGTAAAGAGAATGGCGTGCCTGATTTTGGCTCTACTCCTAATTGAGGATCATTAGCAGAACCTTGCGTCTGGGCAGTCAATTTCATTTGCTCCTGCCAATCATCAAATACTTGCCAATTAATCGGTTGAAGAACCAACTGCTTAGCATCCTTGCCTTCTTCTATTTCAAGCATTTCACCTTTTTCAAGGTCGGTTATCTTTTGCCTTCTGGCTAAGCCAGCGTCTGTTGTCATTACAATCATATTAGCCGCCACATCAAGCATTTCCTTCTTCTGAATAGCTGAATATGTATGCCAGACTTGCGGTTCAAACAATTCCTCAACTCCGCCATATCCGCAAGCTCTTCCATAGATTTTATCCCTTTTAAGAGCATCATAAGGATTATCCGTTTCTACACCTTGATAAAGAGCAATCCCTTTTCTGTCATCAGCATCTTCCCCTGTATAAAAGGAAACAATATGTAATTGCCTTGAATAAGCATCAGGGTCAGGATCATCAATTTTAGGATTCCATTCCTCAGAAAATACTCCGTGTAGCTCGTAAACTTCAATATATTGAGATGGCGTCTTTTGTTTTTGTGTCTTGACTTGCTGTTGGGATCTTTCGCTTCTTGATAAGGTTATTAGCTCGTCTATAGCTTCATCGTCCCATTTTCCTTTCATTTCAAGCAATTGTTCAGGCGTATATGAGTGCTTTTCACAGATTGCTCCCGAAAGAATATCTGTCTGGTCGCAGAAAGCTATTCTCTGCAAAGGGACAACTTCCGGATATTCACTTCCTTTCTTGATTAAAGTAAGTCCATAATCGGTCTTTTCTGTCTTTAAATCATCAATAAACTCATCCATTTCAAACTCTTCTTGCCTTGCCCATCTATCGTGAAATTTCTTGACTATTAATGATTTATGATTATTTTGGGGGTCATCTACATAAGGGATAATATCCTTTAAGTCAATATCTTCACTCCTGTAAGAAACATTAAGAATAGGCAGGATTATGTTAATAACGGGATCATCGTCAGTTTTAGTCCGATTAGCTAATTGCCCATATTTATATAAAGTTGACTTCCGGATATGCTCGTGCATCTTCCAATCCCAACCATCAACAATCGGAACGCCTGTCCCAAATTTAAAGTTATTTTCCTCCCTTATAATATAATCAAATACGTTCTCAGTTGTTTTTTCCATATTATTTCGCCATCCAAATTAGCTCTTTCATAAAATAAAAAGCCCTTAATTGATTATTAAAGACTCCTTTAGCTTGAAAGGGGCTAGTCATTCTTATTGTTTTAAGTCCACCAAATTGCAAGATAAACTCACAAGGTTCAAATAGCTTAACAATATCTATGCTAAGGAGGCATTTTATTGGATTATCAGTTTCAAATTCATAAATATCGTTCTTTGTTGGCTTTTTGCCTATTTTTACAGTTAATTTAAATAGTTTATGGGTTTCTTTATTATTCATATTTAAAATAGATGTCCTCTTCTTTTATTAATATTCTTTTAGCTATATTAGCGTCTAATTCGCCTTCTCCCTCAAAGAAACGGGATTTAGCGTAATTAAAGGCGATAATATCACCAGATTTTACTTGTTTAACCTCCTTACCAATTGAGATAACCTCTCCTTGTGTTGGTTTATCCTTTTTAACGCCTTCAGGAATAATAATTGACGAATTATCCTCTTTTCTGATTAATCTAACCAATACATAGTTTTTATATGGCTTAATTAGCTTGATGTTCATTTTTAATATCTTTTATCTTTGATTTGCCATAAGTCAATTCAAAGCGTTGTTTTGTTAGTGATATTAAGGTTTCAAAGTCTCCAATTGATAAATCCTTATTAATAGTCCATTTAATAAGCTCGTCAGATAGCCCTTCCATCCAATTTCTATACTTGTTTCTTTCGGCTTCTTGAGCCATTTGTTGCTTATGTTGTTCGTTTTTTGGTAGAAATATACCCATTTTATTGCTTACACTGCTGGATTTTTCTTCTCCTTATGAGGAAATCTCCTCGGTAAAGAGTCGATATAATCTCTTTTATTGATAACTGGCGCTAAAGAAACAATTCCATATCTGACTGCGTCCATTGAATAATGGAAAGGTTCTTCAGGGATATTCATAATCTTATTGTCTTTATCCCGTTGCCAGAGATAGTTTCTATACTCTTTAATAACATTTAAAGAGTTTTTAGTTATTGAAATCTTTTCTTGCTGAACAGCATTTATACTCCAATTGACAAAACTCTTCTCTGAACCGATAACACTCTTTACTCCGCCAATTGATTGTTTTTTTACGCCGATAATGTTAATTCCGTATCCTTTAATCTCATCTATGCTCTTTGGCTCGGCAGAATCCGCGATAACTAATGCTGTTAGCTGATTTTTAAGAATATCTACTATATTTTGATTGCTTATTCCCCGGCCATATACTATTTCGTCTATAATATAACCGCCATTATAGTAATAAATAGCTACTAAAGCGGCTGGGTGATTGCTGTTCCCTGTAAAATAAGAAGTTCCATTCCTACGAGCAAACCAAGTTCCATTTTTAATTGTTGGACACCAAACAACTCCCTCAAAAATAAATCTTTTATATGATTTTCTGCGTTTAATAAGCTCGCCTATATTTAAATAACTATTATTTTTAAAAAGAGTCAATCGATATTGTTGCCTGCCATAACTATCAATGTATCCCTTGAAAGTAGTTCTAATCCCCAACAATGAACAAACAATTTGTAATGGTTCTAATCTTTCTTTTTTATTTTGAGTAATAACTCTTGTACCCCTGTTAGTTATACAACCATCAGCTTTAATACTTACATCCACAAATAATCTTAATTGTTCTTTAGTTAAATTATTAACAAATTTAGTAGAAACAATCTTATTTGGTGCTAACTTTAAAAATTCTTTTGCTCCTTTATGATTTATAGCAAAATGGCATAATTTATCTCTTTTAGGCTTTTCAACTACATATCCCTTTTGATTTCTTTTAATGCCCTTCCTATAAATCCCCACCAGAATATCACCAAATTCATCTTTCAAGCATTCTCTTATCCTCTGACTATTATCACCTTCGTTCTGCCAAATAGATATTCCGCCTGCTGTAATTTGTCCTTCTGTCCAAAACCAAGCCATCAATTCTACAAAACTATTAGAATATATCTTTCTTTTTGGTAAGTTAGAACATTCGGCTGAACATAAAATCCTGTCATTTAAAGCCAATGTTTCTGTTGTTTTAAACTTTCTTTTATAAATTCTATTTGATGATCTTGGCTCTACTAACCACCTATGATTATTTGTAGTAAATGAACTATGGCTTTGCCCTTCAATATTCCACATCTCATACTTACCATTAAAGATATTAACTTTATCTATTTTATGCCATTCAGATTTGCCCGTAGTGGGATTTAGGGTTAATGCCTTATCATTTTTAGTTAAAATATCATAAGTTTTCCAACCATTTTTAGTTAAAATTTCCGTTTTGTTATCTACGCAATATCCGAAATTTAGTCCATATCTCTGCAATTTAGCTTCGTGTGGTATTTCATCAATTATCTTCCAATCTGTATAAATCTTGTTTTCTATTTCGCCTAATTCTCCTAAGCCATATACTTTCCACCAATTCGTGTTGTTTTTATGCGATTCAATATCTTCTATAATTCTTTCATCTAAAGCGTCTATACAGTCTTTATATGTTAATGTAATAAAATCGTGGTTTCTATTTCCTCTTATTTCCGTATAATACCAGAATTCGTGAGTTGGATTCCAATCAAGCCAGATAACTTCTTTTGTTCTAACCATTAGCTGATCGGCAATCTCATAATCTATATTATTGCACTCATTTATAAATAAAACATCTCTTCTTGGTCCTCTGGATTTTCCTAATTTATCTACCGACTTGAATTTAATAATCGATTTAGTATCAAATGTGTATATTCTTAATGTTGAATTCCAGTTATCGTCATTCCAGTAATTCTGATCAATCATTATCTCCTTAAAGTCTTTGATTGCTCCATCATCTAAATGAGGGATACTTTCTGAAATGACATCTATTTTCTTGTTTTTGTTAGTTTGAGCATAATCTATCAGTATCATTAATATACTGTAAGTTTTGCTCGCAGAAGTTCCTCCGCAGACACAGCGAATTCTTTTATTTAGATTTAATAGTTTTTCGGTTGCTTGAGTTCTTTTGGCCATTTGAATCTCCTCCTAATAATGGAATTGGTTTACCTCCACTTGTAATATCGTGGTCAGTTCTATCTCTATAATGAAATGCATTCTTTAAATAGAATATAGCCCCAGCAACATTATTTCCTTTTAACCTTTGAACCCAATATTGTTCTATTATTTTATCTATTGTTTTAATAGCGTCACTTTTGATTTTCCACCTTCTATAAGTTTCTCTTGATATATTTCCTAATCTACAAAGCCATAAATTTTTTGTTGGCAACCAATCTTGTTTTTTGCATTCTTCTAAATACTTATCCCATAATTTATAAATTTTTTCTTCTGATTGTAGTTTCATTTATTTTTATTGCCTTTTTATTGCCTGTGGATAACTTTTTTTTATCGCATAGTTAAGCCATTTGCTTAGGGTATTGACAAAGTATT